CTGCTCCTTTTTGAGCACCGAATCGACGGTGAAGGAGCCGGACTGCGTCTTGAAGACGATGGCGTCGAGGGTGAGCGAGCCTGTCTGGGTCTTGAAGATGACCGCATCGAGAGTGAAGTCGTCCTCAACAACCAGAACCAGCCACGCATCGAGGGTGAAGGACCCGGTCTGCGTCTTGAGGAAGACCGCGTTGAGCGTGAAGGAGCCGGTCTGCTCCTTCTTGAGAATCGAGTCGAGCGTGAACGACCCGGATTGCGTCTTGAGAAGGACCGCGTCGAGCGTGAAGGTGCTCGACTGCGTCTTGAAGATGACCGCGTCAGCGGCAAATGACCCGGTCTGGGTCTTCTTGATGATGGAGTCAGCGCCGAACGACCCCGACTGGGTCTTTTTGATGACCGCGTCGGCGCTGAACGAGCCGCTCTGCCCCTTCTTGATGATCGCGTCGAGGGAGAAATCATCCTCGACCGTGGTGGCCCCACCACCACGCAGCAGGAGGAGCAGGGACATGGCCCTACTCCACGATGAACGAGATCAGCCAGCCTGTGTTGCCCGCTGCCGACGCCGTGATCTGCACGCACCGAAGGCCCTGGTTCTGCCGCAGCAGGATGCCGTGCCCGTTGGCGATGAGATAGGGCGGCACCAGTTCCAGGCCACCCTGCGAGGCGATCTGGATGGTGGCAGCGTTGGTTTCCTCAGACGACAGGGAGTAGTTCCACAGGTCGGTGCTCTGGGTTGCCCCACCAGACGGCTTGAGTCGGCAGGTGATGTCTGCATCCAGCGAGGTCTGGGAGGTGTCGGGCAGCCACGCCGTCTGTGCCGTGCCGCCTGTGCCCACCGCCGTAGTGCGTTCCAGCAGCCAGTCGAACACCACGCCAGTCACGGCGGTGGTGATGTTCGGAATCTGGCGGATGCTCATCACCCGCACCAGCAGCGTCGCATCGGCGTTGAAGAAGTCCCACATCACCGTGTTGGCGCTGTTGACGTGTACGGTCGAGGCGATGTTGTAGAGATACGTGTTCTGCCACGCCGGGCGGGTCATCACCGCGCCGTAGCGATCCAGCCACACCCACGACGCTTCTCCGTCAGCCTCGGCGGTGGGCAGCAGGCCGTTGGTGCGTCCCACACCCATCGGGTTGCCGGTGACGGTGGCCCCGTGGGCCGCGAAGCCGCCCACCTGCGCCCGCAGGTTGGTGGAGGACGACTGAACGACCGTCACATCACCGCTGACGCGGGTGACATCGACATCGAGGCCGTTAGTGGCATCACCCGGCAGGTCCACGGCGGTGCCGTCAGCGGTGCGGATGGCGTTGGCCACACGCTGGAGATGCTGGGCGGACACCGAGCCGCCATTGAGGGTGGTGACCTCTTCGGTCGAGATTGTGGTGCCTGATCCGGCTGTGATCGGGACGTTGTCGGCCATCAGGCCCTCCTTAGCAGGTCACCACCACGGTTCCGGCTGGGTGAGATGTCGCCCCGTCCCCACGCACGATGGTGAGCGTGTCGGTGCCGCAGCCACCCACCACGGTCACGATCTCGTTCCCGATTTGGAGGGCATATGGGCACGTATCGGGGAAATCGTCGGGGTTGGTGATGATGATGACGGTGTCGTCAGCGTCGATGCCCACTTCCAACTGGCCAACCGGCGCATCAGATTCATGGATCACGGCGTCGATGCCGAAGGTGTGGGTGCGCTCCACGGGGTCGGGGTCCACGATCTCGGCATCCAGGCCGAACGAGTCGCTGATCGTGTCCTTGATGACCGCGTTCAGGCCGATGACACCCGACAGGTTCCCCGCAGGGTCATACGGAGCGATGTAGGCATTGAGGCCGAATACGAAGAAGCCGTGGAGGTAGTCCGCCCGGACTTGGGTCCACCTGGCGAGGAGGTCGTCAAGAACGTCGCATAGCGGCGTCCCCGCCTCGTACCGCCCGATGTCGGCTGAGAGCACAACGGTGCTGCAATCTTCGGTTTCGCGGTGATCGTAGGTGCGGTCGTGCTGCCACATGGATCACCCCGCAAGGCGGACTGTAACCCAGAACGTGGACCCCGTCACTGGTGCAACGAACAAGGTGATCGTGCCCGCGTTCGGGTTTTCCGCGTAGTCGGCCCCTTGACGCAAACGGAGTCCGTTGACATACACCTCGCTCGACACGGCGGCGTAAACGATGGGGTCACCACCGCTAGAGAGGGTGAACGTCTTGCGTGTTCCGTTGGCCGATTCGTCCGGCTCGCCCTGCCAGATCGCCCCGGGCGAGCCGGTGGCCGTCGAGGAGCCCGCCGCAGCCACAATGCGCTTGGTCTGCGCGGTTCTATCGAGGATTGCCTCCCAAATCTGCCACGGATCGTCCAGTGACAGCCCGAAATCACCCTCGAACCGGGCGAACGTCATCGGATCACCCCCGGTGTTGGAGGGCAAAGTCGGGAACGAAATGGAGACTCGGCGCAAGGGCAGCGTCAAGATGAGCGGCTTCGCCAGGCCGTTGCCGTGTACGTACAGAACGATGGTCACGATCTCGCCCGGCACCAGATGGCGCTTGACGCCGTTGTTCATGGTCGGCACGTCGTGGGCGTACCACGAGAGGCGCACCTGCCAGCCCGGCTTCGAGGCGTTCTTGATGACCCCGTCGTTGTCAACGCCAGGAGGGAAGTCCGAGTTGTTGGGCGGCACGATGGCCTCAGCACGAGCGTTGACCGAGTTCTGGGTGCCCAGCGTGCCGAACTGCACCTCGGCCTTCTGCCAGCGTCCGTACTGCGCCTGCGACACCGTGTTCTGGCGACGGGCGAACAGCACTCCGGACGGATCACCGGGGTCGGTGGAGGCCACGAACGGTGACCCGCCCCACACGAAGATGTCGTTGACGATGCCGGTGATGTCCTGGGTGGTGTCGAGTTCCCTGAATCCGTAGGTGGCACCCGAGAAGGTGGTGTGCGAGGTCAGGACGGACCGCTTGTTGGGCCGATCACTGAACCCCCACGGGGAAAAGACCTTCTCAGGGGCGTGGTAGTGCAGGCGCTTGTTGGCGTCGAAGTAGTAGATGGCCCCGTTGTAGTAACTGATCCAGGCCATCTCCTGACGAGCGGTGATGCCCTGCTCCCCGGCGTTGAAGAAGCCCCACTTCGCGTCATACGGATGGACCCGGCCCACGTTGTCCACGAACGTGCTGACGTTGAACCCACTGGGCGTGTCGATGTAGTCGGTCCACAACTTGGTGACCAAGTCCCCAGCCTGGGTATCCCCATCCTCAGCCGGAAGGGCATGGAAGTGGTCGGCATCCCGGTGCGCCACCAGCCGGTCGAAGAGGATGTTGTAGTTGCTGCCGCGCAGGACGAAGTAGCGCGAGGTCACATCATCCAGGTCGGTGGTATCGACCACGGGGAACGCGAAGGTGCGGCCAACCTGCTGGACGTAACCCCCGAAGTAGCGGGTCCCATCCAGGTCAAGCATGATCTCGTCGCCCGTGGTGGCCGTGTCGTTCTGCATGAACCCCAGGTCCCGCCCCGTGTCCTTGAGGGTGAGCGTGAACGTGCCGATCCCGGCTCCTGACTGCGCCTCGAACCGGGCATTGGAGAACAGGACGTGATCGGTGATGTCTACGCCAGAACCGCCGAACCCTGCCGCACGGTGCATGACTGAGATTTCAGAGGGGGTGGGCATCAGAGCACTTCCTGGCGTGGAGGGACGGGGTTGTTGCCCTGGGACTGGTCAGCGCAATAGATGAGCGGGTTCTCAGCCGAACCTGCGCACACGAGGCCCCAATGCAGGTGGGGACCCGTGACATCCCCAGAGTCTCCGGAGTAGGCGATCACCTGGCCCTGGAGCACCGAGGCTCCGTTCGCCACCAACCGCTCCGACAGGTGGGCGTAGGTGGTGCGGAAGCCGTAGAACGGGTGGTAGATGTGGATCATCATCCCGCCCGCTTCTTGGTCCTCGTACACCACGCTCCCATCAGCGGCGGCATACACGGGCGTGCCGATGCCCACACCGAAGTCCACCCCGTTGTGGAAGTGCTCGTAGTACGAGCCGTGCCAGTAGTACGAGGGCCACCCATCGGCCATCGACCCGAACGAGCCCGTGATGGGAGCGTTATTGACCGGGAGGATGAACAGCGCCTCCGGGGCGGGCAGGCCAATGGTGTAGTAACTGCTGTCGTAGCAGACGTACACGTCGCCGGACGGTGCCTCCACCAGTTCGATCTCCCCGCGCTGAGGAGACGACTCGGCGTAGTCGGTCCCACCCCCAGATAGGGTCAGGCCATCCACGGTGACCCGGGTGGTTCCGAGTGCATAGGGGTTCCGGACGCGATACGTCAGCCCTGACAGGTGGACCGCCGTCTCACAGATTCGGGCGAGCGTACCGCGCTCGCTGCATGGAATGCCGTCCTCGTCGGGGCCGATCAGGATGGCCCCGGCAGGGGTCCAATCCTCGTACGTAATCACCACGGAGGTGTTGATCCGCACACGCTCCAACCACCACTTGGGCAGGCCCGTGATCTCACCGAAGTCCACACCCAGCATGAAGTAGTTGCGGCTGGGCATCAGCAGCCGGACGGTGGCCTCGATGGTGTCTCCGCTCTCCATGGACCCCTGGATCAGGGGGGCGGGCTGCGTGTGAGGCTCCTTGTAGAACTTCGACGGGTACAGCAGCCCGAACATGAACTCATGGAGTCCGGCGGGCTCGGTGTTGTTCATGTGAACGCCCGGGAAGGGGAACAGTTGGCCGGTAACATCGCGGTCGCTCATCGTCCCGGCCATAGTCAGGCTCACGTCCATAACGGCGACGACCGGCCAGTTGGGGTTGATCGTGTTCGTCCCGGCCTGGTAGGCGGTGTACCGATTTATCCACTCGTGGATGCGATCACCTTCAACGGCGATGCCGCCATCGCCGTTGTTGTACCAGAACTTGTCGGCAAAGACCCAGGTGTACTCCACCATCGGGCTGCCAGAAGCACCGACCGCCGACTCGAAGTAGTTGTCTCCGACGAAGGTCCACTTGTTGGGGGGAAAGCCGTCCCCCGACTCAATCGACACATGATCGGTGACGTTTCCGGTCTGCACCTGTTGGGTGCCCTTGAGGCCCAGGTCCGTCGTGGGGACCAGTCCGGCTCCCACCGTGATGCCGAGGTTCTTGAACGCATCCTCCGGGGCAACCGAGCACGACGGGGGTGGAGTCTCGCCCCGCTCCGGCTCCTCCGGCTCGTACGGCTCCACGATGCTCCACGGCTCATCCAGTTCGTGGCTGAGGCGCAGTTCATACATCACGTTGTAGGGCGTAGGGAACGAAATGCGCATGTTTCGCACCGGGATCACGTCGGTGAAGCCATGGGCCTCGTTCGTGAAATCGACCTTGTGGGCCACCCGCAGGCCAGGTGCGAAGACCTTGCACTCCACGCTCACCCGGTCGTCTTTGTGACCCCGCTTGCTCGACGGAGAGCCGTTGATGATCGAGTCAGCGATGCGATCCACCGAGCCCTGGTGCCACACCTGCTGTCGGAAGCCGTTGGGGTTCTGCCAGCGGCCATGGAGTTCGATAGAGGCGTCGTCTTCGAGGCGGGAGAACACGATGTTGGGTGAGCCCTGACCCGCTCCCCAGATCAGGGCGTCGTTGACCATCTGGGTCCCGTCGTGGAACAAGTACATCTCTCGGTAGCCGACTTCACCCACCGTCGTGGGCTGATCGGTGAGCACAAATGGCGCATCCGGCTCGTTTACGTCGGTGTAAACGAGGTAGCGGTCCGGGTCGATGTAGAAGATGGCCCCGACAGATTCAGCCGTCTCTCGCATCATCAGGCCGAACATGGAGGTCGGCCCTGGCAGCCGGAACTCGACGTAGGGGTCCGGTGATCCGACCGTCTCCACCTTGGTGGTGTAGTCGATGCCGTCTACATCATCGAGGTACAGGCTGATTGACTCCTCAATCGCGTCCTCGTCCGAGGTCCCGGCAGGCCAGATGTTGTCATTGGCGGTGTCGGGATCGGCCTTGTTGTAGAGCACCCGGCGCTCGAACAGCAGGTTGCGGTCAGCGCCGATCAGGATGTGCTTGCGCGGGGTGATGTGCGGGCACGGGTAGCAGTTGGCGGTATGGCCCTCGAACCAGTAGTTGTGCTTGCGCTGGACGGCGTAGCCATCCCACTCCCGCACGCCATCGAGGAACAACTCCAGGGTCTTTCCGGCTGTGAACGACATCAACTGCGCGTCGTCGCGGATGACGACCTGGGCCTCACCGGGGAACCCGCTGGCACGAGCGGTGAACCAGCAATCGGTCACCACGCAGTCGGCGGTGATGTCGTTCCCGTCGTACTTGATCTGGACATCCACGGTGGGGTCCGGCTTGAGGTACGGACTCATCGCGGTCGAACGAGGTTCGCCCTCTGCCGCAGCGTCTCTTCCACCGCCCGCGCGATGGCCTCGATGTCGCTGTCATTCCTGACAGAGGGGTTGTTGATGTTGATCTGGATCATGCCGCCACCGCCCGCCTCGCTGGTCAGGAGATGGCGGGGGTTGCGCAGCACGGCGACCGTCTCGTTGCCCGCCTCACCCACAGTGATGGTCTGAGCCCCGCTGGTGCTGAACAGCCCGCCTGTGGCATACCCACCACCCGTGGGGCTATCCCCGGCGCTGCGATCCCTGGTGTTGGTGCCGGACGTGTTGTTGAGCGGCACCTGGTTGCCCACGTCGCCCAGCCATGTGTCGTAGTCCTCGCGGATTTGCTCAAACGCATCCGCGATGTCCTCGGTCACGCCGGTCAGAATCTCGCCGGACTCGACATACACCCGGCGAATCTCGTCCTGAGCGAGGGTGACGAAGTTCATGCCACGCCCGATCTGGGCGTCGATCTCCTGGGCGAGGATGTCGGCCTCGTCCTGGAGCATGCCGAGGTATTCCTCACCGGCAGCGGTGTACTTCTCCAGGTCCCGCTCGCGCTCGATCTGCTGGATGGCGAAGACCGCATCCTGGAGCGCGCGGAGGTTCTGCTCGTCAACGATGGTGATCTGGTTCTCGAACTGAACACCCTCGTTCTTGAAGATGTCGCGCTGGTCGTTCAGGTTGGCCTGCGCGAACTGGGCCTCAATCCGGGCCTGCTCCATCTTGGCCGCAGCCTCAGCCGGGGTCGCCCCGCTGGTAGTGAACTGCGACGTGGCCAGCGAGAAGTTGATCTGGCGCTGGCTCATGTCCAACTGCCGCGCCTGCATGCGGCGGCTGATGAGCGTGTTCGCCCGCTGGAGTTCGAGGTTCTCGCGCTCCGCGAGGCCCACCGCGCTGGCCTGGGCGTCACCGACCTGCCCGGTCAACCCCACGAGGTCACTCAGCGTGCGGCGTGCGACCGTCAACTGCTGGTTGTAGGCAGCGGTGTTGACGGCCAACTGGCGCTGCATCAGATCGCCACGGATGGAGGCGATCTGGTCGCCGTATGCCTCCAGGCGGCTCAGGTCTTGTGGGCTGACCCCGATCTCGATGGCTGCCGCCCGACCCTGCGCCCTGCGGGCTGTGATCGCGGCCATGGCGTCCTGTGCGGCCCCACCGAAGGCGGCGCGGGCACGGCCTGACGCGGCATCACCCGTATCGAAGGTGGTGCCGAACGGCAGCGGACGGTTGAGGGCGAAGCGGCGGAAGTCGGTGATGGGGCCGGTGAGCCGCGTCTGATTCTGGAACTGATCCTGAATCTGCATCATCGCGGCGTTGCGCTGACGCTCATTGGCCCGGTACGACTCACGCCCGGACGGCATCTCCAGGGCCTTGCCGAGGTCCTTGACGATCCCCGCCAGGTCCTCGACATCCATGACCATCTCGCCGTTGGCGTCGCGGAGCGCGACCGAGCCATCACGGACGGCTGCGGCCAACTCATTCGCGCCCAACGTGTCGAGCAGCGCGGCCTGCTGGAACTGTTCCTGGTTGGGGAGCCCTAGACCCATCGGGGTGCCTGGCTCAAACCGGGCGGTCTGCCCGACCTGCGCCAGTTCGCGGTTCATGTTGTCCGCGAAGCCCTCGAACGCCTTGTCGCGCATCTCCCCGACGTTCGGGCGACCCATGAGGTCATCGAAGAAGCCGCGCACACCCTCATCGAAAGCGGTGAAGGCCCCTGTCGGACCCTGCGGGCGAATCCGCTCGAACTCGTTGCCGATGATTTCATCGAGGGACTGCTGCGCACCGATGGCCGTGCCGAACAGCCCGCCCGTAGGACGGACCAGGCCCGGGGCAATGCCGAACTCCTGGGCGTTGGGAGCCTGCGTCCGCAGGTTCTCCATCATCCGCAGCAGGTCACGCTGCTGCACGGCGCGGTTGGTGGCGACGACCGCACCAACCTGCCCCTCGATGAGGGCTCGTTGCTCCGCAGTCGGCTCAAAGCCCGCCTGGGCGAAGCCACCAGCGACCGCACCGGAGACGGTGCCCCGCTCCTGTGCCGCCTGTGCCAGTTGCTCCTGGACCCGCTTGGTCGTGGCGTTGAAGCCGGTCAGCGTCTCCGCGCCTTCCCCGGCGATCTTGCCCAGCGCGTCGAGGCCCGCCTGAGCGAGCCCCATGGCAGCCTGGAAGATGAGCCCACCAGCGACGATGGCGGGCGTCAGGGCGGCGAGGTTGGCGATCTGGAGCCTGAGCGGCGCAACGCCCTTGACCGCATCCTCAAGTTCTGGCCGGAGTCTCCCTTCGAGTTGCTCGGCCCGGACCCTGCGCTTTTGCGCGACCTGCCGCTCCGACTCCAACTGGGCTTCCCGCTCCGGGGTGAACGCCTGCCCGGTTCGGGTGTCGATTCCCGTCGCACGCTCTTGGCGGAGGATGGCCTCCGTCCCGAGTTCGACCTGGCGCTGCTCTCCAGCGATCCGGCCTGCGCGAGTAATGGCCCTCGACAGAATGCCTGCCTGTCGGGCCTTCGCTGTCGCCGGACCACGCGCCACGCGCTGGGCCACGAACTGACCAATGGCGGTGGATAGCGCCCGCACCGGGGTCGAGGCCAGTCGTTCCTGAATCTCGCTCTGCTGTTCAGCGACGAACTCCAGCGTGCCCTCGGTCTGGTTGCGGGACTGCGACTCGATCCTGGAGATCAGGGCCGGGTCCACACCCGCTGCGATGGCCTCGGCCTGAACGCTGGAGGGACCCCGCGAATAGCGTCCGAGCCGGGACAGCCCGCTGGAGCCGCGTCCGCCACCGCCTGGGCCGAATCCACCCGGCGCGCCCGCGAACCCGAAGCCACCCTGGCCAGGAGGTGGACCTCCGCCACCGACAGGAGAGGCAGGTCCAGCAGCGCCCACGTTGACCATCCGTTGGCCGACGTTGACCCCGACCCCAGCCGCTCCCAGGTTCCAGCGGAACGGGCTGGCACCCATCTGCCCCGCCGCCACCGCAGCCGGGTCGAACATGGCCATCTGGCCCATCTGGGCCTGCTGGGGCTGCTGGTAGGCGTTCTGCCGACCGGCCCAGGTGCGAACGGACGACGGCCACAGGTCCTCTGGCTGTCCGCTGGCCTGGAGCCGCCGCACCAACTCGCCCTTGGCCTCTTCGGGCAGCGAGTTGAACTGCCGGTCGAGGTCTGCCTCTGCGACTGGCGAGGCAGCCTGAGCCTGAGCAGGCTCAGGGGCCATGCGCGGGATGTTCCCGGCGATGTTGTACGACCGCTGCACCGGCCCGCTGGCACCCTGCCCGTAGAGGCGCATGCCCTCCTTGGTGCCGGGGTCGATGATTCCGCTCAGGAAACCGGGGATTTGGCCGCTGAGGCGCGCTAGGACAGAGGCGTCGTCATTGGGTCCAGCCGACCTCCCAGGCTCCGACAGACCCAGTCCGTGGCCCTCGATGCCATGCACCATGCCCAGGAACGACTGGCCGGTCCGCTCGACACGGGAGCGCAGTTTGCCCAGACCGGCAGCGCCGACCCCGAAGGTCTTGGCTGAGGTCTTGGAGGGATCGGTTTCGAGTTCGATGACCTCACGGACATCGTTGAGGACCCGCCCAGCCTCATCGACGTAGCGGTCACCGATGAGGGCAAAGACCTTCTCGACCTCGGCCCCCTTGATGAGCCGCTGCATCTTGGCCCGGGACCCGGCGGTGATCTTGGTGCGGATGCCGGAGGTGCCGAATCCGCCACGCCCAAGACCCATGGCCGAGGCAATGTCGCGGACATCGGGCACGTCGATGGGCACGCCGCCCAGGCCCTCCAGTTCGGCCCGCGTACGACGCGCAGAGCCTTCGATGCGCGGCTGACGGACGCCGGACTGGTCACGGCGTCGCCACACCGGAATGAAGGGCTCCTCCTTGGGAGGCGGAGGAGGCGTCGGCTGGCCAGGCTGAGGCTGAGGACCGCGCTTGATGCGATCCGAGAGCGAAGAGCCGCTGAGGTCGAGTTTGTTGTCCCACAGGCGGTTCGGGAACCGCTCCTCCATGTGGGCGCGCGCCTGACGCGGATCGACGGCGCTGAACGCACGCCGGTTCGGGTCCTGGAGGAACTCCAGCAGCCCCTTGTCGCCCTTGAGTTCGTTGCAGACCGAGCAGGCCGAGGTCAGCGACTCGACGCCACCGCCCTGAGCACGCGGGATGGCGTGATCGGCGTGGCCACGCTCGCGCCCGGTGAACATGGTGCCGCAGTACTGGCAGAAGCCAGTGTTGGCCCGGACCTCCTCCGACAGGCGGCGATGCGGACCCGTGAGGCCACGCTCGCGCGTCGTACGACGCTTCGCACCCTCCAGCCCGGAGTAGTCGCCCATTGAGGCGTTGGCCAGGATGTCCTGGAGTTGGCTGAGGCGCTTCTCGTTGTACTGGGGGTCCCCGAACTGCTCGAACGCCTCCTGCTGCTCCATCTCCTCGCGGAGCGCAGCGATGCGAGCCTGCCGGTTCGTCTCACCGACAGCCGAAGCAGGCCCACCCCGGCGTCCGCGTGTACGCGGCTTGGGGCGGGGCAACTCGTAGGTCTTGATGAAGTCGTTGAAGAGGGCGTCCCAGTCCTCTGCGCCGAGCGTCTCCGGCGGTGACCCAGGCGGGGGCTCCCCGGCAGGACGCCGTCCGTGCATCTTGCTGAACTCTTCGACCGCAGCCCGGTAGTGGCGCGTCTCCTTGCCCTGCGCGGTGGCCTGCTGGGTCTTGAGGTCCTGCTCCGCGAAGAACGACTGCGCAAACGCCTGCCCGATCATCGAGTTCAGGGCGACGTACTCGGCCTCTTCCGGTCGCTCTGGATCGGGGAGCGCGCCCTCGCTGCGCAGCCGCCTGGCGCGCTGGGTGCCCTTGGACAGCGCCGCCTTGCGCTCCTGCTCGGTGAGCGGACGCCCGGCCTTCTGCGTCTCCGAGGCGACACGGCGGGCACGGATGAGCGCCATGGCCTCGGCACGCATCTGGAGCGCGCCGCGCGCCCCTCCCTCGGTACCCATTGGGTCCCCGAAGAACCCGCCGAAGTCCCCGGCCTTGAGTTTGCCCTCCAGTTCCTCGACCTCGGGCGACATCTGGAGGCCCTTGGCCATCTTCTGGATGGCCTTGGGGCTGCGAGCGCGCTCAGGACCGCCCATGAAGGAGAAGGTCCAGTCGCGCATGAGGCGCGTCTTGAACTCCTCGGGCGTTTCCCCTTGGCGCTGCTCGATGACATCACCGAGGGCGGCGAAGACCTCGTCTTCGCGCTTGGCCATGGCCTCATCGAAGAGGGCCTTGCTGTGGGCACGGACCTCCGGGTCGAAACCACCACCTGGGTTGAACCAGGCCATGCTGCGCATGTCGCCCAGCCCACGGCGTGGATCGTCGTAATCCGGGCGGCGGGAGGTGGTGACACGGCCCTCGACCGGGCGGATGCCCGCAAAGGTGCCGGGGCGCGAGGAGCGCAGGAGGGTGCGCAGGCCATCTTCGGTGACGAACCGGACGTTGCCGGTGGGAGTCCGACCCGCGTACTCGGCCTCGAAGCCGGATGCACCACGGGGCAGGCGCGGGTTGAGGGATTCCAGGCCCGGAATCTCACGTCGGGCAGCCGACATGAAGGTGCTACGGGTGACGGTGCGCCACTCGCGCGCAGCCTCCGCCGACGCCTCCGACGCCGCCACCGTATTGGCGGCGATCTGCTCTTCCTTGGCCTTCTGCGCCCGCGTCTTGGGCGTGGCCGTGGACATGTTGGCGATGCCGCCGCCTGTGGTGGGCTCCTCTGGGGCTGGAGCCTGGCGCGGCTGCTGCGTGGCCGTGACCTTCGACCCAGACTGCTGGGGGGCAGACTGGGGCGAGGGAGATGTGGCGTCGCTCTGCCCGGTGGCTGTACGACGCCCACGGGAGGTCGTACCCTGCTGTGTGCCAGGAGAGCCGCCGGGCGCACCGCCGATGTTGCCGCCCGGTCCCTTGCCATCCGCCCACGACCAGGTGACCTCGACGTGGGCCTTGGCCTTGTAGTCGATCTCCAGCGGGATTTTCAGCCCACCGATGGCCTGCTTGACGATGCCCTCTAGGCGCGCCTTCTCCGCCTGCGGGTCCTCAAGGTGCAGATCGACGTTGATCGGGACGCTGTGCCCCGCCGTGACGCGCTTGACGAGGGCGTTGAGGTCCGACTCGATGTTGCCCCACGACTCGCCCTTGACCGCATCGACGGTGACCTGGACCTTGCGACGCTCAATGCGCTTGGTCCAGTTGTCCACCTTCTGGGTGGCATTACCCAGGGAGGAGTCGAGGCCCGCGATGTCGGCAGTAATGCCGATGGAGATGCCAGCAACTTCGGTGTTGGTAGCCACGAGCCTCTCACCTCCTTCCTACTGGAAATCGCCAATGAACGATTCGTCGTCCCAGCCGCCGATGATGCGTCGGTCGGATTCACGTTCGAGTTCGATCTTCTGGCGCACTTCGAGTGGGAGGTCCCACCACTCCTTCTCGCGCTTCCAGAAGAGCCACTTACGTAACTTGCTGTACCAGTGGAACGGCATGTTCTCGAACACCCACGGCGGCTGGTGGAACTCCAGGGCGAGCCCCACCAGCACTTGGTCCGTGGGCTTTAGGGGTTTGGGCCTGCCCCTTCCTCTTCAATCCCGGTTTCGGCCTCGTCCTTGACCTCTTCCTGGTCCTCAGCCCAGTGAAGCCGGGAGACTTCGCGCTTGAGCGCGCGGCTGATCTTGTACGGCAGGTTCATCAACTGCTGGTCGGAGAGCCCGTCGATGCTCTTGGTGAGCATCAACTTCACCATCAGCACCATATCGACGTTGCCGTCCTCAGCCGTCGCCAGGGTCAGGCACTCGTCGTACTCACCTGCCGTGAGTTCGCGGAGGGTATACGTGGTACCTCCTGCTTCAACTTCTACCGTCTCGAAGACGGGGTCGTTTCCTCTAGCGGCCATATCTCGACTCCTTCGATCAGTAGGCTCATCCCCTCCAGCACCGTTTTCTGGCCAGGGATCGCTTCGAGCCTGTACTGCTTATCCACCTTCCGGTCCCGGTCGCGGATCGAAATGGTGATTTGCTTCGTCAACGACTCTGCGTTGAAGAACATGGGATTTAGGTACGAAAAAACGGCGTGAAGACGGTACCCTGAACTGCGGGACCCATCTTCACGCCGCGTGAGCGACCACTTCTGCATCGTACCGATCACCATGCCGAGTGACGGGACGGTGATCTCACCATCTACGCCACGCATCGACCTGAGTGTGTAACCGGGCATGCCTTCTCCTGGGCTTTCGCCGGAGTTGAGGGGCTAAGAGGGGGCGGCGACGTGTGCTCCGCCGCCCCCTGCTAAATCAGGCTATGAGCCGTCGAAGACGGTCCAGTTGCCCGCCGCACGGAAGTTCCCGGTGATCCGGATCGCGTCCGTGTTGGACGCCGTCACCGAGGCGTCGAAGAGGCCCGGGCCAGAGGCCACGAGCACCTCGAACGAGGCGCGGTCGTCCGCGTACAGGTAGACCTGCACGATGTCTTCGTCCGAGGCGTTGAGCAGGAGGTCACCCGACGTGTCGAGGATGCCCGCATACGTCCCGGAGAGGTCCTTGAGGCCCACGAGGTACGTCTTGTTGGTGTCACCGAACACGGTGGCATCGACGTAGTCTCGGTTCAGGTTCAGCGTCCACTCGGTCTTCGTGGCGACCTTCGTGCCTGTTCCCTTGGCCCCATTGAGGTAGATGGCACCGTTCTTTCCGTGGAGTTTGGTGCCCGCATTGGCAGCCATCGCTGGCTATCCTCCTAAAGGGGTTGATCCGTCCAGATGGCGTAAGAACCGCCCACCTGGTAAACCTTCTTCCCCTCTTCGTCCACGTCGTCGGAGGATATGTCCGCGATGCGGCGACAGATTAGGGTGGTCTGCTCGGTCACCCCGTCATCCAGCACCGCCATCAGATCGGCATCCTGGAGGATGGTGAATACGAGCCCATCGAGGTTGTTGGCCTCGACGCTGTTCTCCGAGTAGACGTACACGTCCACCGCCGTGATGAACATCAGTCCTGACGAGTCGTAGTTGTACGAGGTCGGCAGGAAGTTGTAGGTCACGAACGGATAGGCGACCTTTCTCGGAGCAAAGCCCTCGTGAATGCCTGAAACGGCACTCCGGAGCGTGTTATTGGCACGCAGCGTTGCAACGAGGGCCTGTTTGATGGGGGCGACGGTCGTCAGAGTCATTAGCGGTTCGCCTGGTTGATGGCCTTGACGATCTCGGCCCGGTAGGACGTGGTGAGTTTCAGGATCGCCGGGCGCATGTACGGCGTGGCTCGGTTATGGCGAGTCCCGAACTCCTGGTATTGGGCGTAGGACGTGGGCGACACCACTCCGCCTCGGATGATGTTGCCCTGGAGGGTCGGCATCACCGGCTTGATCTCCTTGCGAAGACGCCCTCCGAGGGTGGTTACGCCGGTCTTCGGGTCGGTGAAGTTGGCCCTTCCGGTCCGCAGGTCATAGCGCCCACGAGCGTCCAGCCTGCTCACAGCCGGTCGGTAACGGAGCCTCCCGCCCCGCGTGAGTTCACGCCCGCCCCGTACCGGAGGCTCGATCTCCAAACCGAGGTCCTGGCTGCGCCCGAAGCCGCGCTCTCGCGTCTCTTCCAGAATCTTGCGTGCCTCTGCGATGTCGGCCTTGCTGGTGCCTCGCTCGATGAGAAACGGGGCGAACGAGTTGGGGTTGCCGCGTCGCGTGGCTGCCCGCCGCAGGTACGGATTGTTGGCCGAGGTCGGTGCAGGCCGTCCCCCCGTTCGAGTGAGCCCCATGGCTGCCCTGGCCAGCCCCAGGCGGCGTCGAATGGCGTCTTCCGAGTTGGCTTCGGGCAGGGTCATAAACCGCGCCCTACCGCCCCGCGTGCGCCGGAAGGAGCCCTTCTTGAAGACCGCCCTGACCGGCGCATCTTCAACTGCACTTTGGTGCGCTTTCTCCACCGAACGGCGCACTCCGGTGAAAACGGCGGAGATGATGTCGTTCCTCCAGCGTGCCAACTCCACGTCCACGCGCTTGCCGCGCGGGCCACGGGAGGTGAAGCGGGCACCCCCTGGCATCGTGAAGTTGGGAGGCACTATTCGATCCTCTCCAGGGTCGCGCGGATGAGAACCTTCCAGGTGCTCTCCACGCTCGTGTCCTGAACGGTGAACTGCTCACCGTCCACCTCCACCCTGTCGCCGGGGGAGATGTCGGTCCCGACTGGCACGAACAGTCGGTGGCTCGACACCACCGCCTGCATGGCGTTCATGGTCCGGATGTCCCCTGCCGGGGTGGAGCGCAGCCAGCCGATGGTGGTGATCGTCGTTTCGGACGCCACGACCTCGTCGTCCGTGTACGGGTTGGTGTCATTGAAGGTGCGCTTGGTGATGACGACCGTGCTCTGCATGCCCATCTCGGCCACAGAGCGCAGTTGCGCCATCTGGGAGGCGCTGACCAGTGGTGTAGGCATCAGCGCACCGAGATGAAGCGCAGGCCCTCTAGGAGCACCGCTGCTGCGCTGGGGATGGCCTCAGCAGCCACCACCGTGCCCGACTTGCGGGCGTCGCGGCGCAGACGGACTTCCTCGACGGCGATTTCGGCCAGGTTGCCGAGGCCCTTGCCGACCAGATCGCGCTCACTGACGCTGGAGCCTGCGATCAGGGCCGTAGCCCGGGCAACTTCGTATGGCAGCGAGTAGGTGTAGTCCACCGTGACCACGTCATCGAAGTCAGGGGCCGTCTCGCTGTCATCGAAGATGACGGTGCCCTCTTCACGGTCGATGGTGAGGTCGTCGTCGCGCTCCACGCCGTTGATGTAGACCTGCACGTCGTCGTCGGTCCAGAACTGGTTGACGGCACGCCAGGTGAGCGCATCGGTGGGCGTCAGCGTCTCTTCCTCCACGGGGAAGCGGTAGCCGTAGGTGTACGTGGCGCGGGCGATGATCTCCTCCAACCCGATGGTCGGGAAGATCGCCGCACCCCACAGGCCCACGCTGGTGAGCCCAGCCTCCACGATCTCGATCCAGCCCTCTTCGTCCTCGATGTAGACCCGCTCAGGGTTGACAGAGAGGTACTGCGTGCTGGTCGCGTACAGCGACAGCGTGGTGAGGGTCAGGATCGGGCGCGACCGGAGCCGAATGCGACGGCTCTGGTACGACATCTCGTGCTCTTCGTTTGTCATGGTCCCGCCCCGGAATGAGTACCGGCTCGGGAGGAGGGGGACGTTGCAGTAGGAATCCACCATCCTGGATGCCGACTCCAGAATCGAGCGGAGTTCCCACTCCTCGACCCCATCAAGGTCCGATCCGACGCCCATGGTCCGGAAACGCTCAGGAGTCAGGTAGAGCATCGGTCACCTCGAAAGGCGGGGGGCCAGAGCAGACACAGTCTGATGACCCCCCATCCGCACGCTCCCAGGAGCAACGCGGGTTATGCCTGCTGCACCCGGACCTTGTTCGAGAAGATCGGTGCCTTGACGGCAAGGCCCCACATCCCGAACACGATGTACAGGTGGGTCAACTGGCCGCTGATCCCAATCGGGATGTCCAGCACGGTCGGACCCGGGGAGCCCAGGTACGGGATCGTGACGGTGCGGCTGTTGAGCAGGTAGATGTCCGCGACATCGTTCGACGCGCGTGTGTACTGCCCGATGGAGTCACCGGGAACAGCGAACAGGCCGAGCCCACCGAAGATGGTGTTCACGGTCTGCACGTTCACGCCGACCGCTGCATTGGCGATGTCGCCCATGTAGCGGACGTTCTGGTCCTGCTGGTGGTTGAAGGCCATGAGTTCCTGCGGGCGAAGGAAGATGCGATCCACCGTCCCGCCGTTGTTCATCGCCTCCAGCAGGGCCGAGTCGATGGCCTGCCGGATGTTCTCCGGATCGGGGGATGCGGTCGGGTCCACGTCCACGGCACGCGCCGTGTTCAGGATGCGCCGCAGCCCGTCGAACGAGTTGGCGTCGAACGCGCCCTGCTCGTCGTCCTCGGTCCCGAGAGCGTACGTCGCATTGCCCTGGAAGATGGTCTTCTGCATCTTGTGGGCAATGGAGCGCATGCCGCCCTGGAGTTCGAGGTTCTCCGGGTTGAAGCCGGAACCGCTCTGGAGAGCCGCGAACTGGCTCTTGAGCGACACCCCACGCCGGGTGGCCAGGATCGCCACGTTGGTCGTCTGACGAACGTAGGTGCTCTGGTCATCCGTCACGGTGCCGAGTTCCGACATGAACTGCGCGTCACCGAAGGAGGTCAGTTGGTTGAAGGCATGGACGAGGCCGTTCGCGGGCTCCTTGGGCAGATCATCGAACGCCGGGAACTCGCGGACGAACAGTTCGTACATGATCGGCTCAAGGTCCTGCCGGATGAGGGCAGAGCCAGAGCCGGAATCGAGGGCCTTGGTCAGGATCGCGTCGCTGGCGACGGCTGCCTGAACCGGACTCCCGCCTGTCGCGGCCCAGACATCGAACGGGATGCCGGTGTCCTTGCGCGACGCCTGCATGGCGAACATGGCATGCAGTTCAGGAATGCTCTTCTTCTTGAGTTCCGACCGGACTTCGTACATGTCGGACTGCGACATGTACTTCTTGACCGGCGCGGAACTCGGGCTCTCAGTCGGCCCCGCTGTGGGGGTCGTGCTGGGAGTCTCGTTCAGGGCCTCCAGGCTCTTCTGAATCTCCCCAAGGGAGTTGAGAGCGGCCTTGAGGTCCTGGTCGGTATCACCCATTGGTGGTATCTCCCGAGGTCAACATCTTGATGAAGTCGGGCTCGTAGATGCCGCTGAACTTCGTGTGGAAGTCCGAGATGACGGCAGCATGCGAGGCCCGCCTACCGATAGGCAGTTCGGCCAACTTGTTGACGAACTGCTTTGCGAGTTCGACGTTGGCATTCGCCTCGTCGCGCTCGCGCTCCAGGGCCGCGACCTTCTTGTTGGCGTCCCACAGGGCCTTCTTCGCCTCCACCAGTTCCCCGGTGGCAGACTCGACCATCTTCAAGAGGGTCGTGAAGTCGGCCTGCTTCATCGCCAGGAGGTTCTTGGCCTCATCACCAACAACGTCGGAATCGAGTTCAGACGCAGGCATCGGCTCCTTGGCCGGTGCTGCGGTCTTCTCGGGCTCCGTGCTCTTGGTGGTGCCGTCCGCAGAGGACTCAGGGGCCGGTGCATCACCTTCCTGCGCTGCCTCGGGCTCCGGTGCCGCCGCTGGAGTGGGGTTCTCCACGCCCCCCTCAACGGTTGTGACATCCGGCATGTTGTCGCTGTCCACCGACTCAGCGGGCGAGGGGCTGGCGACCTTCTCGTCGCCTTCCTCGCGGGCCTCGGTGGCGTTGTCAGGCTGATCTTCGCGGCGATCCGCCTCCTTCTCCGACTTCTCCTCAGCCTCTTCCAGCGCCTTGATGGCGTAGTGGACGAAGGAGCGCGGATTGGCGGGGATGCCAACGATGGATGCCTCCAGGAGCGCGACATCGTCAATGACGGTCACGCCCGTGGAGCGATCCTTCCAGGCGTCCTTGACGAGGGCTCCCACGCTGGTGCCCAACTTGACGCCCCGGATGATGCTCTTGTGCGTCGCTACGGCGCGGGGGTTGTCCTCCTCGACCTCGATGTCGAAGTCCAGGTCGAACTCATCGCCACGCTGTTCGATGTTGGCGGTCTTGACGATCCCGAACACGTCCTCGGGGACCGAATACGAGTGGTTGAGGAAGACCGTCATGCCCTCTGCGGAGGACGCCATCGACTGGAGGGCCTTGAGGGTCATCTGATCGCCCTGGCGATCTGTCAGGGTGCTTGATGCGACGGTCTTGATCCGCTTCTTGCCGTCCTCGGCGTCATACGCCTTGAGGAGTCCCGAGAAGACGTTGAACTTCGTCGCCGGAAGGGGCTGCTTGTCCATGTGCCAGTTCCTCCAAGAACTCATGGAACCTGTCCGCCGCGAAGTCCCACTTGAACTTCCGAACGTGGTCCCGACCTTCGAGGCCCAACTTCCTCCGCACACCTCCAGCGGTGTACAGATGTTCGAGGGCCTCGGTGAACGCAGGGATGTCCGCCAACCAGTGGTCCTGGGCGCTGGTGAAGGTGATCTCGGTCAACGGATCGACCAGAACACCGCCAGAGCCAACGACTTCGGGGATGGCTGAGACGTTCTGCGCGATAACGGGAACGCCGCAGGCTGCGGCTTCCGCGAGGGTGAGCCCGAATCCCTCGCCACGCGATGTGGAGAGGAACACGTCGGCTGCGTTCATCAGACCGACTAGGTCCTCGACTGGCCATCCGTGACTGGAAGTGACCATATCGGGGAAGAAGAACCGGCCCTTAGTGTCCGGGTCCCGGCCCAAGAGGGCCTCCATGTTCACCGAGGCGTTTCCGTGCCCCTTGACGCAATGGAAGTGGACCTGAACGTCTGAATGCCGCTTGAGGAACGGCACGAGGGCCTTCCAAGAAGCGGGGTAGTCCTTACGGACGGTGTTGGTGTCGATGCGGAGGACGAGGAAGCCATCCGGGTCGAACCCAAAAGCCTGCTTGCACTCGCGCTTGGTGGTCACCACCATCCCGTTGGAGAGCGTGAGCGGCTCCTGGGAGGAAACCGGGTGGAAGGTGTCCGTATCGACGCCGTGATAAACGACTGGGGCCTCCGGCATGGCCTCCTGACCCCACTTGGTCATCGCCACGCGCTTCATGCACTTTTCGAGGAGGTCCCAGTTGGGCGGATTGTTGATCCCATCTATCGGGATGTACCCCAAGATCGGGCGGTACTGGAGCAGCAGGCGCTTCGGGTCGTACGGGTTCTCGAAGAGGATTTGGATGTGCTCCCAGGGGTCCCCCAACATCACCACCACGTCCGGCTCTAGCGCGAGCATGTCCAGGATGCGCGAGCGTCCGTAGTAGTCCTTGGGGTCCCGCATGGTGGGGACGTACAACTTGAGAGTCGTGTCCCAGTAGTCGCCCTTGTGATTACGAGCCAGGACGTGAACGTCGTGGCCCCTCTCAATAAGCCGCTCCCCGATGGCATGGGTAACGCGAGCGAAGCCGGTGTGACACGCAGCGTCACCCAGCCAAAGGATTCTGGCCAAGGAGTACCTCCACGCCGCAGGGAGCGGCTGATGGTTTAGGCGCGATCCTCTCGGGCGTCGGCCTTGACGAATCTGTCGAGCAGGTGTTGAACGCGGTCGGCCATCGGGTTGTTCTGGTCCCGCATGTCCTCGATGAGGCGCTCCATCTCCCAGACGTGGAGTTTCACGGCCTCGATGTCTCGAACGGAGACGAAGATGCGCCCCTCAGCCATCACTTCCGCCTCACCAAGATCGTCTCGGTGTCCGAGGTGGTCTGCTCCCGGGCGTCTGGGTAGGTGACGTGCCACTGGACCTGGTACTCGCCCGACACGGCCAGGTCGTTGGGTCCCCAGCGGTAGCGGACCACGCCGCCGTCCACATCGAGGATGTTGGCCACCGCATTCACGGTGAAACGTCGGTCGTCCGGCTTCCTCATCTGGAAGCGGACGGTGCAGCCGGTCAGGTCCAGGACCGTCTCCGGGTCATCGAGCGCGTGAAGGGTGGAGGCGATGTCGGGTGCCGTATCTCCCTGCACGAACGTCAGAGTGCTCATCTCACACCTCAATCCATGCGTTCAGGCCGAACTGGTGCTCGATGTGGTACGTGTTCTGGCTTCCCAGGAACTCGGCGCTGTTCGTCGCTGCCAGGTAGCCCGTAGCCGAAGACGTGGATGCGATCTGGTTCGCGGTGCTGGTGGCCGAAATGAAGTCCCCCTCGGCGGTGAAGCCCACCACCGCCGCCATCAGGTCCCCGAACTCGACAAAGAAGGGGATGCCGCGCGTCAGGACCGCGTTGAGCCCGAAATCGTGCTCCTGGGTCTTGAGGACGATGGCGTTGAAGCCGGTGGTGGCGGTCACCACTTTCAACTTCCAGGCGTCGATCCCGAAGTCGGCGGTGAACGTCTTGCGCTGGATGGCCGCGAGGCTGAACGAGCCTTCGAGGGTGTCCTTCTGGATGGCGTTGAGGCCGAAGGCACTCTCGATGGTCTTGAAGATGACCGAGTCCGCACCAAACGAGGCGGTGGTCGTGCGCCGGATGACGGCGTCTAGGTCGGCGTCTCCCTCGAATGTGGCCTTCTGGATCGCGTTGATCCCGAATGAGGACTCGGTGGTCTTCTTGACGACCGCGTCCGCACCGAAGGTGCTCTGAACGACCTTGAGCAGGAACGCATCGAGGCCGAAGTCATCCGATTGCGGGGACAGCAGTACGGCTTGGAGGTCAAAGCCGCCCGTTGCGGTGGCGCGGATGATGGCGTCGGAGCCAAAATCGGCGGCGTATGTTCGCCGTAGAACGGCGTCGAGCGAGAATGTAGCACCTTGGGTCTTGAGAAGTACAGCATCGAGGCCGAAGTCGTCTTCAACAACGCTCGGTCCGCTGCTGAAAATGACCGCGTCGATCCCGAAACTGGCCGACTGGGTCTTCTTGATGACCGCGTCGAGCGTCGTCGTTCCCTGCGGTGCAGTCAGGACGATGGCGTCGATGCCGAAGTCCCAGAACTCCTCGCTCGATACCGGCAGCGCCAGCAGGGTGCCGATGTTGACGGCGCTGGTACCAGCGGTTGCTGTGCGGGTGCCGGTCGCACCCTGTGCGGTCGGCGTCTTGTGCGCGATCTCGGTGCTGACCCCAGCCGTACCCTGGTCGGTGTTGGGGTCTTCGATCATGCCGCTCGGCGGCGTGAACGAGGTATTCGCAGCGGTGGAGCCGACGAACACCAGCATCGTGTTGGGCGACGTGGTCGTAATCGTGGGAGCCACGACGCTGGTGGAGGCCGCGTTGACCTGCTGCCCGAAAACCTGCACGTCCAACACGGACGAGTAGGCGTCGATCACGCCCGCCGACTTGATGTTGCCCGACAGGGTCCAGGTCCAGTTGGCCGGAGCCCCAGACGGAACGATGTAGCGGTAGACCGCCTGGCCCAGGACGGTGCCAGAGGTCTGCCGCGTTCCGACTAGCGACCACCCCGAGGGGACCGAGGTAATGGTCGTATTCGAGCCTGCGTCATCGCTGACCGAGGCGATGAGGATGTCGCCCTGAGCCGTGCCGCTCGGCTTGTTGAGGGTGAGGGTGGTGTCGCCTGCTGCCTTACCGCCGCCCTTGTGGTTCGCGCCCTTGAGACGGGCGTTGACGCCAAACGATCCCTGCTGCGGCGCACCAGCGAAGAACGCCTCAACGACGACCGAGGTGGTGCGCACGGCGACCGTGGAGGGCAGGATGTACGTCTCAGCGACGACCGAGGTGGTGCGGACGGCGGGGGTCGGAAGGATGTACGCCTCAGCCGCGACGCTCGTAACGCGGGCGCGGGTGCCGGGCAACTTGAACGACGCACCGACGTTGGTGCCGGAGCCGGAGTTCGTGACCGTCTCGATGACGCTGATGCCAGCGCCACCTGCGTCAGCGACCAGTTCGATTTGCGAGACGCCCCACAGACCAGCGTCGAGGCTGGTGGACTCCCCGGCATACGCAGCCGTTGGGCCGTTCGTGTCGTACAGCGTGATCTCTTGGGCACCGCTGGACGTGAAGCGCGAGGTCAGGCCGGTCGGCGGATCGTTCGGCGTCAGCGTGAACGGATCGTTGGCCAGGAACGCGGCCAGCACCCAAGCGGTCGATGCCGCTGGTGTGATCGCGCCGATGGTGAACGGGTTGGCCGTGACCATCGTCATGGCGTTGTGAGCGCCAATCGGAGTGGTTAGATGCTGGCCCCGATAGATGGCGACGCCGGAGCGCCAAACCGGGCTGCTACCGCCGATTCCGAAGGTGACGATGCTGCCAACATCGTCGGCGGCGAGCACCTTGTAGGCCCAGTGGGCACGGACCGAACTGCCGGAACCACCGGACGACGACGCTGTCGAGATCGTGGTCCAGCCACTCGGATTGGTGACCGCCGACGTGTTGTTGGCAATGACCAGCGCAATGGCAATGTCGCCGGATTGCACGGCTAACTCACCAGTTCAACGCCAGCCTGTAGTGCCGACAAGTCGGTCCACGCAGCCGACGTGTCTGGGTCCTGCTCCAGCAGGGCGTCGCGGACCTCCGTGACGTAGGCGTCGGGCACCGACTGCGTCGTTCCGTTCACGGTGGTCGATCCGCTCTTGAGTTTGGTGCGCGCTGTACGCACGCCAGCGTCGTCCTTGCGCCAGCGGGCACTAACGCCCACCGCCTTGATCGTGCCAGTAGAGCCCGGCGTGGTCAGGTTGTAGAGGTCGATGTTGCCCGCCGTAACGCTGCTGACATACGTGGTGTCGTCGTCGGGCGTCGTCGTCTCATCGACGTTGCTGACGTTGGTGGAACTCAGGGGTGTCCACTGTGTCGAGGACCCGGCGGCGTCCGGCGTAATCGCCACGCAGCGGCCCGGCCCGTACTTGGTGCTGGCGACGTAGATGTCGCAGATGTCCTGCGTGTCTGCGTTGTTGCCACGACTCATCAGCCACGAGTCGATGGTGCCGTTGCCGCCAGCGCGCGTGTCCACCGTCGTGGGCGCGATGCGCTGGACGCCGTCGATCCACATCTCGACGGTGGCCGAGTCGGCAATGGTGGCGCGAATATCGACGCTGTACCAAATGTTGGCGAGGATTGTGAGGCCGGTAGCGGTGGCGACCACGGTCCCGGCGCGGGAGAGCGCGAGGTTGCTGCCGCTGATGCGGAGCCCAAGGTGTTCGGTAGCCCCCAAGCCTTCACACAGACGGACCGCGAGGGCGGTGTTAGGGGTATTGAAGTTGGCGCGCCACTTGAAGCCGGTATAGAACTCGGTGCCCTGCGGAACGGACGTGCGGAAGGGCTTGGAGCCCGACCCGTTCTGGGCAACGCGAATCACGTTCTGGCTCTGGGGACCACCGCTGGTGATGGCGATACCGTCGCTGGTCCAGCCGCCCTTCGTCCCCGTGGAGTAGTACGCCCCGCACGAGTCGATGAAGTATGCCGTCATGGGATTGACCTCCTACGAGCCGCATGGGATTGCGGCTCCCCTAGTGCTTAGGCTGCCCCTCGGGCCTCCCCAAGGCGGCGATCCTCAGCGGGGTCGATGATCTCGTACTCGTGGGACGCGATCTCGTCGCCCAGTTCGTGGTCGTTCTTGCTGACGATGGTCACGCTGTTCTTGCCAGCGTGCTGCGACCGCCACACGACGTGCGCCACGCCCTGCGGGTCGGTCTTATGCGTCAGGAAGGTCGGCTCTCCGGTGTTGTCGGTCCAGTCGAGACGGAACACGACGCCGGAGTTCGGGGGCAGGCCCGACGCCTTGATGGTGTACTCGAAGTTGGTGCTCGGAGCCTCGGGTACGACCACGATCTGGGGGTCGGTGGCCTCAGCGTCCGGATTGGTGTCGGGCGAGGGCCACAGTTCGGGATGGGGCGCGCTGTTGATGGCAGCGGTGTCCATGCCCTCCGGACGCGCAGAAACGAACATCGGGTCCTGCTGGTCAGGATCGAGGTTCTCCTGCTTCTCCTCCACCGTCTCCGCCGCCGTCTTGGAGGTCGTCTTCTTGGCCGTCGTCTTCTTGGTCGTCTTGCCCTCGGTGTCGTCCGTCGTCTGGACCACGTTCGTTACTCCTTAGCAGCGTTGCGAGGCGGGACCTCGCCATCTCTGATCCGAGATCGTCTACGTCGTCTCCGGCGCAGATGGTCCCGTTGGGCAGAATCCACATGCGGTCTACGTGACCATCGAGGCGCTTCTTCCCGATGCCGTAGGCCCGCACCTCGGCTGCCTCCTTGACCTCCAACATGCCGTCCTGGGTCATGCCCAGGGCGTCAGGCGGAGGCAGGTTGGCCACACCCAGGACGCGGGACGTGTAGTACGGCTGTTCCCCGTCGCTGACCGTCATCACGAAGACCGGCTCGCTCCCCTGCTTCCTGGCCAGAATCCACCGACCAGGAGCGCGCATCAGGTGCGCGTGCTTCTTCGTCCACCCCGGTTCATCGAGGTCTATGGCCGTGTGGGAGTCAGGGGTCAGCACTACGAGCACGTAGGGCGTTTCCCCCCGAAACTCCACTTAGGCCACGGTCACGGCCAGGGTCGCAGCGTCCGAGTCCTCTTCCTCATCGTGAAGGCGAAGGGTCCAGGACCCTGCCCCCGGGAAGACGTACCCGTTCCACTCGTGCTTCCCGTCCGCGCTCACGTTGAACAGGTGGGAGTAGCCCGACACCGTCTCCTCCTCAAGCCCCGCAGGCGGGGTGAGGCGGATGCGATACCGCTTCTGAGTTCCATCGTCGTTGTTGACATCCGCGCCGGTCACGTTGACCCGGCACGCATCCAACTTCGCGGTGATCGACCCCGAAGGCGGGGTGATCGTAAGTGCAGCCGCCATTGCTCCTCCTTACCGAGCCGTGGACCAGGTGTTTTCCAGGTCAACCTCTTCGGGGGTCTTCGGCTCGCTGTTGCCCGCCATGGGCGAAAGACCCGCGTCTTCCTTGGTCTGAGGGGCCGACCCCTGCTCATCCCAAGCGGTGTTGTTGTTGGGCTCGCCCGGCTTGCGGTAGTTCCACTGGGCGATGTCCTCAACGTCCTTCTTCTTCTTCGATGCCACGGAGTTCCTCCTTCGAGAACGCGAGTGACGCCACCGAGGGCCACCACTCGTAGTTGGTGACGTACGGCCACCCGAACCGTTCAGCCACACTGGTACATGCGTCGTGCATCATCAGTTTGTTGTGGCTCTCCCACCCCACATTGCCCTTCCCAGCCTCGTAATAGCGCAGGTAGTCGCGCATCATTTCGTCTAGGGAACGGGTGTGGTCGATGTAGCCATACGGCCACCAAATCGCCCGCTTTGGGGACGGGCGTGAGTGCATGGTCTTCGGCCATCCGGCGTTCCTCCGGAAGAGGCGGAGGTGCCCGTGCTGCTCTTCGTACTCAACCCCCTCCACGAACGAGTGGAAGGGGACCCAGACGCCGTCATAGACATCCTTGGCGTAGGCCGTGGCGCTATGGAGCGACTGGAGCAGTTCGATGTCCGGGCGCTCGTCGCATGCAACGGCGAAGCACCAGTCCGTTGTCGTCGCGGCCACCATCCGGGGCATCGACGCATCGCCGTGTCCCAGGTGGGGGTCTTCGAGGATCACGTCGCCCTCGCGGGTCAACAGGCCCTTGGCGATCTCCAGCGTGTCGTCGTCCGACTGCTGCACGCACACCACGGTGTGGGTGAACCAGGGCTTGAGATACTCGATTAGTCCGCCGATTCGTTCTGACTCGTTCCAGGCGACGATCAGCAGAGTGATGTGGTCATACGGCGGAACGTTGGGGTGACTGATCTCTGTCTTCGCAACGATCTCGGGGATCGTGTCGGTGACGACAGTGAATCCGTCACCCATGCGGCCTGGGAGTCCCGAAGAACTCCTCCACCATGTCCTCATCGGGTCCCCACCCTCCGAAGCCACGCTCGGTGTACTTGCGCCGCTCCAGAGTGCGGGCAGGCACACCCATCACCTTCTCGCCATCAGGCACGTTGTGGGTCACAACGGCCCCTGCTCCCACCACGGCATCCTCACCGATGAGGACGCCCGGCAAGAGCAGGGCACCGCCGCCGACCCTAGCACGGGCTCCAATCTTCGGACCGACCACCTCACCGCCGCGCTGCATGGAGTTGTCGTTCATGGTGTAGACGCCCACGGAGATGAACGCCTCGTCACCAATGACGCAGTCGTAGGTGATGTGGGTGAGGTCCACGATCTTGACCCGATTGCCGATGGTGGCCCCGTTCTGCACGGTGCAGTTGGAACCGACCACCGTGGAGTCCCCGATGGTGGTGTTCTCCCGGATGATCGTGCCGTCACCGATCAGGCAGTCGTCGCCCAGGTGGACCCCCGCGTAGATCACCGCGTTGGCCCCGATGACGCAGCGTTCCCCGATCTTCGTCTCGCGCGGCTCCTCCGGCTTGCGGGCGATCACGCCCGCCGCCATCGGTACCCGCCCGATGATCGCTCCCGGGAACACCGTAGTGCTGGCCGGGATTGTGACCGGGACGATCAGCCGGGTCATGTCTCGTCGTACGAGTACGACACCGTCTCGGTCGGCCAGTTCCCCGGCGAGGCACCCGACCCCACTTGCAACTGGAACACCGAGTACTTGGTCGTCGCGTTCAGGGCCGACAGGGACGCTGAATCCCAGGTGCCCTTCGCACCCGACGTAACCGTGGTGAAGTCGGTCGTCGCCACCGATGAGGTGGAGGCGGTGGGCGTGGTGTAGGACGTGACCGCACCGGCCCACATCAGGGTGGTGTTGGCCGCGACCGCGCCATCGCCCCAAATCTTGAAGTTGGTGACCGCGTTGGCCGGGACCACGTCGATCTTCAACTTGCAGAACTTCTCGAACGAGTTGGTGCCGACCGTGATCGGGTTGGCCTGCCGGTTCGCCAGCGAGTTGGTGGCGTTGTCGGCGCTGATGAGGTCAATGCCGGTGACGGCGCTCGACTCTGAGCCGGGCGACGAGCCGGTCTGGACCCGCAGGGTGAGGGTAGCGACCATCGTTGCTCCTTATGAGCCTCGGCGCGGGCGCGAGGAAGCCCCGGAGGAGGGCGTTCGTCCCGGACGTGCGGCGGGGGTGGCAGGGGGTTTCTTGGATTCGAGGGCCTCCTGCGCGGATGGCACCTCTTCGAGGTTCACGGCCCCGACCGGCGTGGTCATAATGAGTTCATCGAACTCCGGCCCCATCGGCTCTCGACCGTCTTCCTTGCGGGCCTCGTTCACCGTCTTCCACGGAGTTCCACCCAGCGCGATCTTGTTGATCTGCGCGCGTGAAAGCGTCTCCTTGAGGTTGAGGCTGGTGAAGCGGAAGGCCAGGTTGTTCTCTGGGCCACCAAATGCCGGGTCCCACACGATCTCGCGGGTGAAGTAGTCCTGGATGAGCGCGAGGAGCGGGCGGAGTCCCCGGTCCTCGGTATGCTCGGACTGCACCTCGGAGGTCGAGCGGTTGACATCCATGGTGATCCCAAGGTCCTGCGGAGCGAGGCCGAACACCGCCGCGATCTTGCGGACGAGGTACTCCTGCCACTCCAAGAACTGCATGTCCTTGTTGCTGTCGCGGAACGGGATGAACTTCGCGTTCTTCGTCCCGCCCAGGAACGCCATCGCTCCTCGGCCAGCAACCTCAGACAGCCAGTACGACTTGAACTGCTCGACCTGCTCAGGGCGGACGCCCTCACCCAGATCGAGCATGCCGTCCGGGGCAGCGGCCTGCACCTGACGGCGGTTGTATTCGTGGCCTCCGAGTTCGGCGTCGATGGTCGCCTTGAGCGTCTCCATCGGTGATAGCCCGACCGGCGAGTAGGTCCTCGGGTTGGCCATCATGTACACGAACTCTTCGTTGAGCCACCTGGCGCGCTCCTGGTGATCGGGGTACCAGAAGTACCTCACCTCACGCGGGTCGCCATCCCAGGTCAGCGAGACGCGAACCGTCCCGCCATCGACGGCCCACATCTGGACCGTCTCGCCCCGCAGGTTACGCACCTTCTCGATGCAGCCCGCGTCCAAGACCAGCAGGTCCTCGACCACCGGCTCCACGAAGGCGCGAAACGAGCCGGACGCCACGTTGGGCGTGTCGAACAGGCCCTTGATGCGCTTGGCGAGGCGCTTGTTATCGACTTCAACGTCCGGATTGGCGGGGACGATGTCCCAGTCGGCGCTCGAAACCTGGGTCTTGCGCACGTTGATCGCGGCGCGCACCCACTCGGAGTGCTCGGACCAGTTGCGGAAGATGCGGACGTGGCTCTTGGCGACCTGGTTGCCGTTGTAGACCATGCCGATCCCGGCGGTGGTCACCTCGGGGATTTTCTTGGGTGTGGCCCGGGGCGGTGCCTCCTTGGGACGGGTGACGACCCGCTTCGCCACCCACTCCTGGATGCTCATCCACCACCTCCGTGTTCCTTGAAGTGGGCGGTGATGAGGTTCTGGCGGGCCTTGAAGAACCGCTCTCCGACGAACTTGTCGTTAGCGATCTGGGTCGCCTCAGTCAGCGTCAACTTGTGGGTGTCCAGTCCGGCCATCATGTCGGCCAGGTGATCGGGGATGTTCTTGATGCCGTCTCGGAACTCGACCTCAGCCATGACTACCTCCCGACCGCGCCGAAGAAGAACCCACCGCCGCCCAGGTCCATGGAGAACCCGAGCGCGTCGATCATGTCGTCGTGGCCCTTGGGAAATGACAGCAACTCCGTCTCGAACTCCGAGCCCTTGAGGCTGCTGTGGTGGAAGACCTTGTGAGCCTCGTACTTGGCGGCGACAGCGCGAGCGCGCGTCACCTTGTCCACGTCTGATTTCTTCCCTTCCACGGGAAGACGTGGGTAGTCCCGTGCCAACTGCTGGATGAGCGTGGACTGGAACTGCTGGGACTCGATGATGATGAGCGCCATGTTCGGGTGGGCGATCCAGCCGTCCATGACGAACTCCGCGTGGTGGGTTTCCCGCTTATCACGAACGACACTGAGTACGTAGAAGTTGCCATCCTCGTCCTCCGCCGTCGTCACCCGAGCGGTGAAGTCGGCACGCTCCCTCTCACTCGATGCGAGGTCCACACCCATCCGGATCGTGTACTTCTTATCGGGAGGGAGGGCCTGGAAGTAGTAGTTGTCATCGAGGCGCTTGAAGATGTTGCCCGCCATGAGGCCGGAGATGTCGTTGAGGTACGAGCACGCGAACATGGGCGAACCCATGTCAATGCGCTCCGCCTCCAGTCGTTCCAGGGGCCACATGTTGGGCCACAGGGCTTGACGCTCTCCCTCTTCATCTTCGTAGATCGCTCCTCGGATCAGACTTCGCCAGCCCTTGCCGCCCTCATCGACCGGGGTGATGAGTTTTTCGTACATGTCGCCCTCGGCCCATCGGGTACCGAGCACGATCACCACGCCGTCTGGGGTGAGGCAGGGCTTGAGCGTCTTCCAGAACCACTCCTCGATCTTCTCCTGCTGCTCGATGTTGGCGGTGTTCTCCTCATCGAGGATGTCGTCGCACAGGATCAGGTCGAACCGCTTGGAAATGATCGCGCCACCGGCTCCAGCCGAGTACAGGGTCACGTTGTTGGAGCCGTGGTGCTTCGATCCCTCGCGCAGCCACTCCACGTCGGTCCACTTCACGCGCCCGACGATGTCCCCGAACAACTGCTTGAACTTGGGGTTGGACTCATAGGTCCAGCGGATGGCGCGCGAGAAGCCGTTGCTCTGCTTGGCGGTGTTGGAGATCAAACCCACACGGATGTGCGGGTTGAGCGCAATCAGCCAGGACAGCAGGATCGTGTTGCCCCAGGTGGTCTTGGCGTGCCCTCGGGGCTCCAGGATGACCGCGTTGGTCTTGGAGTCCATGCAGTCGAGGATGAACTCGACCATCTCGCGGTGGTGGTCGGCAGGAGCATGGCCGTAGACGAACTCGCCGTAGGCGAAGGGATCAGTTGAGGCGAGGCCCTTCAAGGCGATCTGTCGGAGTTCGACCATCTCCAGGTCCGACAAGTTTCGCCCGAGTAAGTCGTTCAAGTTCCCGGAGAACCTGGAGATCGGGTCCTCCGGCGGTTCCGGAGTCAGTGATGTGGACGCCAAGGACGGTCGCCTCCGATCTGCTAGTTGCGCCGCCCGAGATGATCTGGAAGGCATTGACCAGGGTGGCGAGGTCCTTCGGTGTGATCGGCACCAGGCCCGCCTTCAACTGGCGTCCGTACTCGTAGAACGAGGCACGGATCAACTTGATCGCCTCATCCAGCATCTCTTCGCGCTCGGAGACGTGCCGCTCGCGGGTGTTGGCCAGGGCCGTCTCGCTGATGGAGGCGCGATACGCCTCGCGCTTGTCGTTCCAGTCGCGCTTGCGAGCGATTTCGGCCATCGAGGAGAAGGCCCCTTCGTACCTGGTGGCCAGCGACCGGATCGAGTCTGACCCGGTTACGTACTCGCTCTCAGCCGCGTCGTAGTCGATCTTCGACCGGCTCAACCCGCACCTCCTCTACCTGCACAGGCGGTGTGACCTCGACGGTCGTGGCCTGCGGCGTGTTCGCCGCCATTCCGGCCTCAAAGTTCGCCTGCGAACGACGCCCAACCGAGGACGCGAGGGACTCCCCGAACACGAACTGCGCGGAGAGGGTCATAAACGAGATGAATGCGCCCTGGATCAACTCCGGCAGCGCGAAGTCGTACAGCACCAGCGCGTAGAAGCCCAAGCCGAACACGAAGACCGCGAAGATGTGGGTGACGATGAAGCGGGTGGTGTCAGTTCTCATCGCTCAACTCCTTGAAGCGGACCCGGATTTCGGCGGACCCCTTCGTCTCCTCGGAATCGGCATAGGTAACCGACACGCAGCGGTACAGACGACCCATGACCACGATGACGCTGCCGATGACCGGCATGGGGTCAGTCGCCCCGGTCGTGTGACCCAGGACCTCCTCGTCGTTGCGTGTCGGCATGGGGCGGTTCCTCCCACTTTTGCCAGCGGTAGCCGCAGTTCCGGCAAGTGATTTGGAACGCCACTGGACCCACCCGGTCCTGGGTGTCGAGAAACCAGAATCGGCTTCCGCAGTTGACGCATCCGACTTCATACCGCTTACCGGCCCAGGAAGTCAGCGGCGATTCGTTCGAGGGCGATCCCATCGGGGGTGTCGGGCTCCTCCTTGGCGGCAGCGATGGCGCGGTCGAGGACCTGCGCGGCCTCAGAGGGTAGCCGATAGATGCGCTCCACCCAGGTGTCTTCCGACCGGGTCTGCTTGCGCCCCTCCTCGAACGAATCCCAGTCGAAGGCGGGGACGTTGACCAACTCCTCGAACTTCTCCTTGGAGTACGGCAGCACGGTCAGCAGTTCCTCGGTCGTCTCGCTCTTGAGCAGGTCTTTGAGCAGGTCGCTCAACTTGTCCTTCTCGGGCGAGCCCTTCACCTCGTTGAGGACGATGGTCAACTGCTTGGCGACCGCGTCATCCAGCCAGCCCAGGCTCCAGATGGGGGCGTAGCGGTACTTGAGGTCGGCCAGGACCTTCCAGCGGTTCTCGCCGTCGATGATCTCGTAGCCGCCATCGGCGTGCTTGCGGACGGTGATGGGGACGGCCATCCCGAACTTCTTGATGGACTCTGTCTCTTTGGCGTAGGTCGCCTCGTCCATCTTGTTCGGGTTCCAGGGGTTAGGACGCAGTTCCTCCAGCGTGACCCAGAGCAACTCGGCGCGCTCGATGGCCTCTTCGGCGCTTACCACGGCGGTCCTCCCTGCGGGGGGCAATCTGCATTGCGCACAACCTGCAATAGGGGACGTTCCGGCCCAGCGGGTAAGCCGCGAACGTGGTCGGTGTACCGCAGCCGGTACATTCCTGGACCTGTCCGATCACACCCGTACCTCCCGGCTCACCGTGACACCATCTGTCTCGTCCATAAACACATCGACCTGGAAGATGGTCCGGTGTTGCAGGCTCAGGCGCTCCATCACCCAGGCCCCGATGTTCTCGGGCATGGTGTGCGTGCCTGGCAGCATCTCGTTCAGGTGTCGTCCATTGACCTCGGTCAGCAGGTTGCCGAGGTCGGTGCCGAGCGATTGGGGGGAGAGTCGGCCCTTGAGCGGGTCGAAGCGCGAGTGGATGGCGGCGATGACCTTCCAGCGGTGCCCGTGTACTCGGGCTCCGAGGGGGCAAAACTCCTCCTCGTGGGAGGCGCTAAACGACCGTTCCGCTGAAACTGCGAACTCCATCCGTCCCTCGTGCGAGCATGAAGAACGGACGGGAAGACGCCGAGCAACGTCTCCCCGTCCGTTCGGGGTCGCGTCACACAACGTATGACGCTCACATGTGCGGTTGGGCGGAATATAACGCACGCCCGTGCGGTTTGCCTAGTCTCCCTGCATTGCCGTGTTCGGGAGCATGAGCGGCTCGACCAATCCCTCCCTCCAAACGATGACCGGATACAGGCCCCGGTTGAGGTCCAGCCCCAGCCGGGCGACCACGCCGTACTGCAAATCCACGATCCGCTGCTTGGCGGTCCCGGTGTAGCAGTCGCAAAAATCGACCACCGGGGCCTGCACCACCTCGCCGGTTTCAACTGACTGGATGGTGACGATCCCGCACCCGGAGGTGTGGCGCACCTCCCAGGTGCAGAAGTTCATGGCCACCCCGTCTCCGGGGCCGTAGTGACTGGCTGTGCCCTCACCGAACACCTCGCATCCGGCGATGCCGGTCGGGGTGTTGGTCGTCACCGGGGTCGTCTCACAGGCTGCCAGCGTCTTCCCCCACCAGGTCCCGGCCAGGAAGATGAGGGCGATGGCGAGCAGGATGGCCACCGTGAACAGGATGAACACGATGGTGTAGCCGTGCTTGTCACCGTTCGGGTTCATCGGCCTCCTCCTTCGCCTCCTCCAGGTCCTCAACCTCGACCTGCGAGGAGAACCAGATTTCGAGGTCGCGCAGGTAGGTGTACTTGGTCTTGAGGTCGGTCATGGCCACCGGACGCACATCGCCATCCTGGTCGATGACGATGGCGTCCAGCCCCTCGAACCCCACGATCAGGTACTCGTCGTTGCCCCTGGTCGAGGTTGCCGGGATCAGCCGGGGGAGCCCGAACCCCACTACTCCTCCTCCTCGGGGGCGAACTCCTCGACCAGCACCGGCTCCTCCAGCACCTTGGGCTGCGGGAAGCACCGCTTGCACCAGTTCACCCTGCGGCCCTGGAGGACGCCCAGCAGGGCCTCCCGCGACCCAGCCACGCTGGTGACCTCGCTGCCCCGCTTGCGGGCTAGTTCTACGTTGCACTCGTCCCACGAGCGCAGCAGGTGGACCTTCGGGGCGCGGTTCTTCCTCCAGATGACGGTGAACCCGTCAACGTCGGACTTCCGCTCGAACTCCATCTCCATCAGACCCTCCAGTGGCCGAGCACGGAATGCACCCAGCCGACCTTGCGACTCACCGGGTCGTAGACCTGGAACCACAGCGTCCTCCCGGCATAGGTAGAACCTGCCGCGTCGTTCAGGAACGCCGTCTGGGTCAGCGCCGTGGTGTTCCGAATGATCGGGCTCGACAGATAGCGCCCGGTTCGGATGTTGACCCCCGCATTGACCCACCAGGTGTTGCGGCCCAGGTGGCCCGAGGTGGTGGCCAGATCGCCCTGCGGGCGGTAGCCGTTGGCGTACTTGTGGGCCTTCATGTAGCGGCCCGGATCGAGCCACTTCCAGTTGGCGTAGTAGCGGGGGTCCCCGATTGCCTCTCCGCACGAGAAGTGGACGTGGGCTCCGCTGACGTTGCCGGTGCTGTCCGCGTAACCGATCAACTGGTCGCGCATGACGTAGGCGTTGTCCTTGACCACCACCCGGGCCAAGTGGGCGTAGCCGGTCTTGGCGTACTTCTTCCCCTGGCCGAAGTGGTCGATGATGACCGAGTAGCCGCCTCCGATGGACCACCCATCGCCGTTCCAGGAAGCGGCGAAGATGCGGCCGGATTCGGCGGCGTACACGGGCTGGTTCTGGTACCCGACCATGTCGTTCGCTAGATGCGGACTCGGGTTGTACGAGGTCGGACCCGCGTGATAGGGCTGGGACAGCCAGTACGCATTTGGCTGCGTACTAGTCGCCCGAAGAGGTAGCGAGATGGCCATCCTGATCCTCCTCTGGCGGTACCGGCGTCCAAACGGCGACCGGCTTGCGCCTATTCATTATCACCACGGGCTCAGTAATGCGGTGGTATCCGCCCCGCAGGAACTCCCTCAGCCCAATCCGTTGCTTGTGCTCAGGGTTGGGGCGTTCCTGCTGGGCCATCATTCGGCCCTACTAGGCGGACTACCCGCCTCCGCTACGGTCCAGTTTTTCGTGTGGAAGAGGTCGAGCACGGCCTCCGCGATCTCGGCGTCTGAGGCGCAGTAGTAGTTCTGCCCCTTGTGACGCTGCTCGTGGATGACATGCGCAACCTCATGCTGAACGAGCGTCTCTGAAACCAGAGGCGCTCGGTGCAGGGTTGCCATTGAGGTTCTCCATCTGATGCGGAGGAGCCGGGGATGGGCGTCCCCGGCTCCTCGCTCCTTACATTCGCTTGGTGCGTGTCCAGATGCCCGCGAGGGCGATCAGGGCCACGATGAAGCCCGCTGCCAGCCACGTCGCCAACAGCACGGTGCTGCCGGAGGTCATGGCCGTGTTGGGAACATCCGGCACCGGAGTCGGTCCGGTGACGTTGCCCGTACCCGGCGGTGTGGCCGGAACGGACGGCTCAGGTGTATCCGAAGGACTCTCAGACGGCGACGCCGAGGGCGAGGTCGAAGGAGAGGTTGACGGACTCACCGAGGGACTGGCGGAAGGGCTCGATGTGCCCTGCACGCAGTCCGAGTCCTCGGTGGCCCCTTCCGGAGCCAGGAAGTCGTTTCGTGGGCTGCCATCGTCGTTCGTCTTGGCAGGATGACCCTGCCCGTTGTTCAGGTGTGTATCGAGAGCAGCCTCGTCAATCTCGATCAGGTTGTACGGATTCACATCGTCCGGGGCTGCCGTTCGATGGCAAATCCAGACCTTGTGCTCAGGGTCGGGCTGGGTGGCCATGACGGTCGAGAAGAACCCGACCATTCCGACCAGCAGCACGAGCCCCACGATTACCCAGAATGCTCGCTGCATGTTGTCCTCTGCTAGGGAGCCGGTGACGGCTGGGGCTGTTGTCCCAACCCGCCGACATCCAAGATCAGCCCGCCATCAGACGGGACCAGCGCGATGTTGACGTTGTCGCTCAACTGCGTGACCCCGATGTAGCGGATCAACTCGTCGCTCAGGGATTCGGTCAGCAGCCGGTTGGCCTCTGCTTCACCCCGAGCGCGCTCAATGGCCGCATTCGCCTCCCCCTCCGCCACCGTAACGGCGGACTGAGCCTGAATGCGCTTCTGCTCCAACAGGTTGCGCTCCGTGGAAACCCGGAGTTCCGCTTCCTGCTTCTCCTCGATGGCCGTGGTGTACCTGTCGCTGAACGCGATGTTGGCGATGGCCAGGTCGTCCACGGTGATGTGATACGGGTTCAACTTCTCGTTCAGAGCCTCGACGGTCGTCGCTCGAATCTGAGCCCGGTTAGCGAGGATGTCCCCGATCTCGTAGGTCGGGACCACCTCCTTGACGATGTCGTTGAAGAACGGCATCACCAACTTGTCGGCGTAGTCGAGCCCCACCCGCTGGTAGAGGTCGCCCACGCCCTGACTGTCTACGTGGATGTTCAGCGTGCCGGTCAGGAACACGTCCTGGTACTCCTGAGAGGCCGCTGCGGTGTTCTCGAAGTGGATGCCGTGGACCCGGGTTTCGACTTCGGTGATCGCCTCCGCGATGGGGATCACGAACTGCGCCCCCGGTTGGAGCGTGCGCTCCTCCACTTCACCGAACCAGGTGACCACTCCGACGTAGCCCGCCGGGATGATCCGGAATCCGAGACTCAAGACCATCAAGGCCCAGAACACAACGGCTCCGATCCAGGCTGGCTTGCTGGGTGCTGCTTGAATGTCGGGGTCGGTCGAGAAGGTCAGCCACAGGGCTATCCCGGTCACGATCAACGCGACGATCAGCAGGATCAGGGTGAGGATCATCGTTCCCTCATATACGACGGGAGAGGGCCGAAGCCCTCTCCCTGATCGCTCAGAACGGCCAGTCCTGGGACTCGCCCTTCTCCAGTAGTTCGATGGCGGCGAACCCGAGGTCCGTCAGTCCACCGAACGTGTAGCGGTTCTTCTCCCCGCTCGGGAGATGACCGTGCTGGTACCCCGCGAGGTTGAACGTGTAGATCGGCCCGGCGAACGCAGCCGCCGTGGTCTGATCCGACATGTTCGACCGCCCGAAGCGGTACCCGCCCCACGCCTGCTCATCGGTGAGGATGACCACGCGATTCGGCTTCTGGTCGGCAATGCGCCGTCCGAGGACGCCGAGGGTGTCGGTACCCCCACCAACGTGCGGACGGACCGCGTCGATGGTGCGGAGCACCGAATCGCCCTTGTGGAGCGGAATCCGATGGCTCTCGGTGTCGTAGGCGAACAGGTCCGCCTTCTCAGCCCGCAGCGCCAGCGCCGCCCCGAAGAGCGCCGCCAACTCCCACCGCTGGGCCTTCGACCGCTCCGAGATGCCACCCATCCCCGCCATCGAGCCCGACACGTCCACGAGGACGAGCGTGCTGCCCGGCAGGCTCGGCACATTGCCGAGGCTCATATCGAGCGCCGACTCAATCGCCCCGCCCCACGAGAGGCCCTTGGCGTTGTGCCAGGCCGAGTAGAACCGCAGCGGCAACTGCCGCGAACGGGCGACCTCCTCCGGATCGCTCAACTTGGCGACGACCGCCGCCTTGACCTTCTCCGAGACGCCTGCCTCATCGAAGTTCCGGAGGTTCCGCAGAAGGGCCATGTAGCCCATCGACGGGATGATCGTCTCCCACGCCTTCGCGTCCATCGGCCCCTGGAGCCACCCACTGAGGCGCTCCCACGAGAACCCGGCCTCCTGAAACACGGTCGGCCCGTTATCCAGGAACTCCCGGCGCTCTGCCACGGGGATGCCATCCAGCAACTTGGCCTGCTCCAGCATCGACAGACCCTCCACGGAGGCGTCCTCGCGGTTGTGCCGCTTGTCGATGAGGTACTTGAACAGGCTGCGCTGCCAGTCGGCCTTCGGGTCCGGGTGGGTCCGCTCGACCACGTCGGCCATGCGCCACACGCCGCTGGTCCCGTCGTAGCGGAGCGCAGCGCGCTCGTTGTACAGACGGATGGCAGCGTCGGCCACACCGCGCTTCACCGGCTTCGGCTCGTTCCGCCCATAGGTGCTGTGCCAGTAGGCCAGCATCTCGGCGGGCTCATCAGCACGCAGGAGCGCGCTGGAGATGACCTGCCGCAGCGGTGCCTTGGTCGGGTTGTCCGTCTCCAGCATGACCTTGACGAACTCCGCCGCCATCACGACGGAGGCGGAACGCATGTTCATCTTGTCGCGCAGGAACGGGACAAAGCGGACGATCCAGCCCGGGTCCTCGATGGCGACCTTCCGGATGAGGTCGCGGTACCGCTTGTCGCGGTCAGCCGCAGCCTCGTAGAAGGTGCCCTCAGACACCATGTTCGTGACCGCCAGGAGGAACAACTCGCTCTTGGCGTCACGGGCGAATCCAACCCCGCCCTCATAGGTCGCACCGAATGCCTGCTCGAACGACTTGATCGGAGCCAAGACGTTCGTGGGGCGCTTCGAGAACTTGCTCATGTGTCTATCCCTTCTAGTGACGACGAGGACCAACCGGGGAGGGTTACGGGAACCCCGAGGGGCACCGAGCCGAAACCCGGTTGTTCCTCGGTTCGGGGTCCGAATCCCCTCGGGCGCTTCGGACCCCTGGCCGAGGAAGTAACCCACTCCTTCGCACCGTCGTCGTGTATTCAATCTCTGGCGATGTACGCGGCCAGTTCGCGGTCCCAGACTCGGGAATCGAGGAGGTTGCGGCAGTTCCCCCGTCCGCAGACCTGACCGGATCGGTGCTTCTTCGCGCGCTGCGAGCGACCGATAGGGTTGTTCTTCGATCCCTTCTTCTTGTGGGGCTTGCGTGGTTCGTTTGCCAACGTGACTCCCTACGAGGAGCCATCGCCACCGAGCCTCCGCTCGGCTCCTATAAGCGAAGGCTCACCTACGTGAGCGCATCGCGTTCTCCCTTCACAGTTCGACCTCCTTCACATGGGCGGGACCCGGTGATGGGGCTGCCCGGAGCCGACAGACCCCGCACGGACGAGCCGGACGTGGTTATCAGTTCCATCCCATCACCAGGTCCCATGAGTACGGAGATGGTGAGGACCAGACGACGAAGGTGTTTGTCTCCATTTCAAGGGGAAGTAACCCACGCCTTCGCACCACCATCTCCGGTGTTGATCGAGGTGATGCCGAGAACCAGGCGGGGAACGTACGTTTTTCGATGACCCCGAAAGGTCGTCCTTGGCTGCGAACAGCCAGGGTGGAATCGAACCACCTAATCCGAAGTAACGCTCTCCTGCGCACCGGCATCACCGTGTGGAATAGCGACTCCGAGGACCAGTCGGGGAAGGTGACGTAAGTGTTCTGCCAGTTGAACTACACGACCGAGGCCGTGACGGGACTCGAACCCGCAACCACTCCTTTACACGAGGAAGTAACCCTCTCCTGCGCACCGGAATCGCTGATTCGTCTGATAAGGCCGGGGCCGCTGGTGCAGCAGGAGCGATGGGCCGAAGCGCAGGGTCCGTACTGGGGCAGTAGCCGCCGGATGTCAGACATTAGGGCCGTTGTCAGACAAAGTCAAGCCCCCAGAGCCATTTTGGGGACTCTGGGGGCGTTTTGGGGGGTTGAGAGGGGTTTCCGGGGATTCTGGCGATTCTCAGACCGTATTCGGCTGTTGGACGCCCAAATGGACGTTCAGAACCACGCTGGGGAACAAATCGAGCCAATGCAGGATCGAATCGGGGTCCATACCGCGCTCAGTGACCAGAATCTCGGTCATCTCCATCATCTCCGTGAAGGCGGCGACCCGAGACTCCTCTACGGGCTGGTGGTTGAGTTCGACGGTCCCGAGTTCGTACTGCCAGGCGTTGTGGGCGCGCAGGATGTGGTCCTGGGTGCCCTTGGTGCGGTGCATCTGCAACGCCCGCTGGCTCATCTCGGTCAGGCGCGCCTGAGCGGCCTTGACCATCTCAGCGTCGGTCACGAGCGGCCTTCTTGCCGTTCTCCTGAACCTCTGCGTAAACCGTGAGGAAGTCAGCCTCCGCCGCTTCCACCAGCATCAGATTCTCCGCTCGCAGATAGTCCATCAGCCTCGCCCCCGCTGACGGCTGACCCACCTTCCGGAAGAACTCCAGGATCGTCTGCTCCGTGAACTCCACTGGTGCCTGCCTTTCTGCCGCCAAAGAGGCGGACGTACGTCTTAGCCAGCCAACTCTTCGTGACCGGCGGCTCCTCCATCTTGATCGGACCGGGGTCGCCAATCGGTGTCTCCAGATCGGAATAGCGCAACAGCGCCCGGCTCAGGGGATCGTCCCGCGTCAGCCACGAGGAGTCCTTACCGAACTGCTCGATGGCGTCCATGAAGCGCCGGTCCCCGGTTTCGATGTACTGCATCCGCAACTTGTCGAGGATGGCCTGTCGTTGACGCTCCAGCGTCTCGCGGGTCCTGCGCCGGTCTGCCGCCGTTTTGCGTATCGCGTCGGCGTCGGCCTTGTAGCCGGGCATCTTCACCTCCAGCAGATTCCGGAACACCCAGAGGGTGAAGGCGGCGGCAAGCGCCACCGCCGTAGCCTCCAGCATCTCCATCAGCGCATGAGGAGCCCCAGCAGCGCGCCGATCACGATCAACTCGGCGGCGATGATGTAGGCCCGCGAATCAGCCGGTGCTTCCAGCCAGTCCATGAAACGGTCGTAGCCGCTCATAGCCCGAACTGGCTCAGTCGGCTGGCGATGTCCTCCCGGCTCATCTTGTGCTCGTCGTTGAAGTGCATGACCAGATCGCCCAGCGGGGCATCGGTCGCCTTGCAGCCACGCAGGTCGGTACACACGCCCTCGCGCAGCGGCGCGGTGTTGACCGGCTCGGCCAGGAAGCCCCACTCGGGGTGCTCAAGGATGAAGCCGCCGATGCCGGTGCTGGCGTCCATGTCGTAGCCCATCTCGTGCCACACGGTGCCCAGAGCGCACATGTTGCCGTCGCGGTCTACGAATGCCTTGAATGCCTGCCCGACCTTGGCCGAGCCGGTGCGCAGGACCTCCGACAGGCGCGGCTGCGTTGGTGCCTGCGGCGTCGGCGTAGCCGGTGCCTGATCCGGTGCTTGTGCCGGTGTGATCTCGATGGTGGGGTCTGCCACTGGTGCCAGGGTTGCCATTTCAACGCTCCTCACGGGTCTATTCCCCGTCGTGCTTGATCTTGGTCCACGTCGGGACCTTGAGGTTGGCCGCAATCTGGGCCTTCAACTTGTCGATGCTCAGGTCGGTGTTCTTGTAGGCCAGTTCGTCCGCTGCCTGCTTCACGTCATCGACGGTGATCGAGTCGGCCTGGGCTCCGTTGCTCCACTTCGGGCCAGTCCAGGTCCAGTCGTTCGTCTTTTTGATGAACTCCATGAAGTCGGGATCGGTGATGGTGGCGGTGATCGTCACCCCCTCCTTCATCGGGTCCTGCTTGATGGCCTTGACGTGCCCGACCGTCACGCCGCTCACTTTGAGCAGCGACTCGGTAACCAGGTACTCCTTCTCGGTCGAGCCGAAGGTGGTGACATCGGTGTAGTCCTTATCGACCACCACCTGCTTCTCGTACAACTCCTTGCTGGTCATCGTGAAGGTCACGTCACCGGCTGCGACGTTCGAGGTGTTGATCTCCCCGAAGAACTGCGGCTTCTGCGGTTTGATGACCTTGGGCGGTTCCGGATGTTGGGGTGGCGGGTGGTAGATCGGCCAGTTGGCCATCGGGTAGCGAGCCCGGTAGCGGAGCATCCACTCGCGGATGGCCGCATAGCGGTCCTGCTTCGCCCGAATCTCCTCACCGACCTCGTACAACTCCTTGGCGAAGCGATCCGCCATGGCCATCTCGGTAGGAGACGGGGTGGACTGATCGACCCAGCGTTCGTGATCGACCATGCGCGGGAACTCGGACGTGTAGGCATCCAGCGCGCCGCGCATGCGCTCGGTCAACTTGAACCGCTCAACCGCCATCTATCCACTCGATCCTGGTTCGACCCTCATGGCCATGGACGTACTCCACTTCCTCGACGTTGTTGTAGATGCCCGTGGATCGCACCTCCGTCATCCAGCGGATGACGCACGCGCCATCCCAGAACTCAACTCCCTGCGCTACGTGTCCGGTCCCCGACATCCCGCTGATGTCCTCATCGCGTACGAGCAGGAATCTCCTCATCCGACCTCCCTCTGCATGGTCCCGGGATAGTCCCACGTATCGCTACGTGTCGTCAATCATTTTGGCTTCCTCACGCGGTTCAGCAGTTCGTCGCGGGCGCTCTGGATGCGCTTGGCCCGTTCGGGACCCTCCTCGGTGTCGAAGATGGTCACTTCCTCGGGTCCATCCTCTCCGACCGTGATCGGGGTGACGTTCATGGCGAATCCGTTGGCCGGACCCAGGCGCGCCACGTCCTTGCCGTAGCGGGTCAGGATGAAGGTCTTGCCCTCAGCCACCTGGGCCAGGATGTCCTTGAGCCCCCGGTTCAACTTGGATGTCTCAATCCGTTCCATCTTCGTTCCTCATACGCAGCGGTCCTGCCCGATGGGCTCGTCTATCCCTGGCTCAAACACGCGGTGATGCCACGGCCCGCACTCCTGTCCCTCGTCGGGTACGAGGATGCCCTCTCGGTGGAGATAGCGGTGCCACTCTGCGGCTGCTCTTCCAGCGGCCTCGGCCCATTCGGTGGCGGTGGGCTCGCGGATGCGCACAGCGCGGCAGCCCTCGGCGTCGGTGAACACCTCGGACACCATCCAGCGCCGGTTCTCGTCAATCCGGGATCGAGGATCAGGGGCCGGGGTGGTTGCCATCACGACCATCATCCTCCTGGACGTGGATGCGGATCAGGTCCTCACCCGCGATGCCGAATCGCTCCAGCACCAGCCCCAGCGCCTCGTAGGTGTTGTCGGCGTTGACCTTGGTCTGGAGGCTCCACCAGCCGCGATGGTCGGTGACGCGCAGGGTGATGTGGAACTTCACTGGATCATCACCGGCCACATCCCATTGCCGGAGTACGAGCGCGCCCCGGTGCGGGTGATGGTCAGGCGCATGTACTCGTCCCAGCACGGGCCGATGCCCTTGATCGGCAGCATGCACACGGTGTAGTTGACCCCGGCCTGGATCGAGGTGCTGCCCGGCGCGCGGTAAAAGCCCTTCCAGGTGTACTTCACGCTGGACAGGGTGGTGAAGCCCTCGGGGTTGATCCACAGCCCCTCAGCCCGGCAGTTGTTGTAGCGATAGCCCGCCGCGAACCCAGCGCGGCCAGAGCCCCACACCGGGTGGAACACATGCACGGTGCGGGTCTGCCACGGGCCGCAGGTGGCGGCGTCCACCTTGGGGGCCAGCGACAGGATGGAGAGGATCACCAGCGCGATGATGATGATCCAGTTGGAGAGGGGCACGATTCGGAATCGGAACATGGCTACTTCCTCTTCGGTGCGGCTCGCATATACGCACCGAGGTTGCAGTAGATCGACTTGGAATCGCTGTGAACCCAGCCGGTGTACTGGTTGTAGGTAATCCGCTGGTCGCAGTACTTACAGAACATGGTGGGTGGAGGTGCCCCGTCTCTCGTACGAGGCACCCCCATGAGCCCTAGCCGGAGATGGCCTTGTCGAGCAGGCCGAGGACCTGCTCCTTGGTCCGACCCACCTTGTCGTTCCAGGTCGCAGCCGAGTCGAGGCTGCGGAACGCTGGAGCGCGACGGGTGACCTTCGGGCGCGCCTCTTCGAGCAGCCCGGCCAGCGTCTTCTCCATGAACGAGCCACTCAGCGGAAGAAGGCCCGGCTTGGAGGTGACCGACGTGCGTGCCTCGCTGATGGCGGCGGTCAGGCACTTCTCACCGCTGGGTCCGGTGCTGGTGTTCTGGACCCAGCCCTTCTCCTCGATGATGGCCTTGGCTCGTGCGAGAACCCGGCGGGCTCGCGCCTTGACCCCATCCGAGCGCGAACTCGGGTCGGCCACGAAGACGGAGAACGTGGCTGGAACGATGGGGTGGGAAGTCGAAGTGGGCATATGCCCCTCCTGCCTATGTCAGCCGCTCGCGGGCCATTTCCCGGGCGTTGTCTGACATACGTAACTCTAGCCTCCGGTCCTGGGAAAGTCAAGGGTCTTGCGTAACACGCGGGTCCCCGCAGGTCCCCGAGAACCCCCGCCCGGATAGGTATAGGAACGGATAGGAAAGGGAGGGTATGGGTTCGTCCTCCCTCCGCACGCCCGACCCGCCTGGGTGGACAGTACAGGTTGAGGGGAGGGAGTCGTGGCCCTCCCCTCTTACGCAACTCCCCGTGCCGCTCGATTTGCGTAAGAGGGTGCGGATGTTACGTAAGTGTGTGCCACGTCGTTGCGGTGTTGCGTAAGTGTGCGGCGGGGATTTTCTTACGCCGCTCGAAGCCGCCACCTCGGCGCAGGGTTTTGAGAACCCGGGGGCCGCCCTCATAAAGCACCCAACGGAGCAACCATGCCTCCGACACACAGGAGATCGACCCATGCTCACCGGATCAGCCCGCACCACCATCGCGTCGCTCGAAGCGAAGATCGCCGCGCTGGAAGCGCAGATCGGCGCGCAGCAGCCCGCGACGGGCAAGGCGGAGCAGCCCGTCACGTTCTACACGAAGGCGCAGATCGCCGCAGGCGGCGGCTTCCCGTGCGTCGCGGACGAGCCGTGCGAGAAGCGCCTCCGCACCGCCGAGCGCGCCAAGAGCCACGGCGAGGCCGGGCACTACGCCTCGAAGTAGGCGTCCGGGCAAGGCGGGCCATCGCGGCCCGCTTTGCCACCACGATCCAGACACCGCCTCGTAGGCGCGTCGTGTGTGCGGCCACACGTCAGCGTCGGGCGGTGTTTTACGTAAGCCGCGAAAGGCAGGGTTACGCAACATGTTCACCTCGTTGGGCGACCTCGTGGGCACCGCTGATGATGCCGTGGTTGACGCGTTCGTCGCCACCATCTCCCCCATCACCGCAGAAGCCCGAGAGGATCGCGGCGAGTTCAGCATCCGCTGGCTGCACCTGCTCAAGGGCAGGCTCGCAATCAGCCTCGTACGCAACCCCGCGTTGGGCCGTGGGTTCGGTGCTCGCTTCGAGCGCGTGCCTGATGGCAACGGCGCGTTCCTCACCATCCACTTCGGCCTGCGCTGGCTGAACATCGACTGGGTGTAGTACCGCCACTGTGCGGAGAAAGGCAGGTATCCACGGTGCCGTACCCCCCGAATGACGAGGTTGTGTTCCTCGTCAAGCCCGAAGGCGGACAGGCCCGCGAGGTCAGCATCTCGACCCAGCAATGGGGCGAGTGCGAAGCGGAGTTCCTGCGCCTGGGCCATGCGCCCTCGTTGCGCGCGTTCCTCGCGCTCAAGGTCGAAGGCGTCATCGAGTGGATCACGCATCAGGATGGGCGGCGCGCCTCTCGCGTCAGGAAGGTGGCATAGGTGAACGTGCTGAACGCAACGCAGGCGCTTGAGGCGCTGGGCGTGTCAGTCACGAGTGAGCGAGCGACTGGTGCGATGGGCCAGCCGCAGGTGCGTGCTCGTGCCATCCGTGACAGCAAGGTGATCGCAGTCACCCTGCGTGACACGGACGATGAGGCGAGGGATGCGCTGTTCCGCAGCGTGTCGCAGCCACCCGCACGCCGCACACGTAGGCGGCGATAACCACACGCACGCAGCACGCGGCAGGCGCACATCACGCGCCACGCCGCGTGCTGTTTGCCACTACGCCGCAACGCGCCCTCGTAGGGCGCACATCCCACGTATTCGGAGGTACTCGCGTTGTTCGGCAATGGACAGCAACGCACGCCAAGGATCGGTGAGTACGACCACGGCAACGGTCGCCGTGGCACACACCCGATCAGACGCAACATCGTGCCTGGCCCACCGCCGTGGATCAGGCAGCCGGTCGTAGAGCCGGTCGAAGCGGAGGCGAACGAGCCCGACATCGTCAACGACGACGCTA